GGTACGAAGATTCGTGTAGATACAAAGTGGCTAGTTGTTCACTGCTCTGCAACTCAAGCTAAGACGAAGGTTGACGCAGCAAAGATCAATGAGTGGCATAGAGCTAAAGGTTGGAAATGTATCGGCTATCATTATGTTATCCACCGTGACGGACTGATTGAAGCTGGCAGAGATGTAGATGTTATTGGAGCACACGTTGAAGATCATAATGCTGATTCAATAGGTATTTGTTTAGCTGGTGGGGTAGGTTCTGATGGAAAGATAGCTGAGAACAACTATACAAAAGAGCAGTTCTTATCACTTAAGGCTTTATTAATAGAGTTACGTAGTAAGTATCCCAAAGCAGTAATTCAAGGTCATCGGGATTTCCCTGATGTACATAAAGACTGTCCATGTTTTGATACTAAGACATGGGTTAAGGCAGAAAAGATTTAACAGTTCAATCCTAAAGGTTGTTACCTCTGAAGAGGGAACTTCTGTTCCCTCACTTTTTTCAATAGGTATAACCAGTGGTAAAAGATGTACTCAGAAATCTAGCTTGGAATCTAGTGTTATTACTCACCTGCATCATCGTACTTCCCATAGGACTCCTAGGAATCACCCTTCGTTGTTTGCGTGACGAACTAATAGACTTCTTGAAACTCAAACTATCGTAAGGAAAACCCCCATGCAACCTTCTTCCCTGTTCGTATCCCATGTTCCTTGTAATGAATGTGGGAGTAGTGATGCCAACTCATTGTATGACGATGGGCATACCTACTGTTTCAAATGTGGAACTAATGTACAAGATGTAGGTACTCCAACCGTTAGTCAACCTAAGAAAACCTTAGGTCTTATCGCAGGTCAGTATCAGGATCTCGTTAAGAGAAAGATCAGGGAAGACACCTGTCGTAAGTTTGGTTATCAAGTAGGTGCATACCAAGGATACACAGTACACATAGCTCCTTACTTTGATAAAGATAATGTGATGGTAGCTCAGAAGATTAGGATGCCTGATAAGAGCTTCAAGATACTAGGAGATATCTCAAAGGCACAGTTGTTCGGTGCTAAGTTATTCAATAGTGGTAAGAAGATAGTGGTAACTGAAGGTGAGATAGATTGTCTTACCGTGAGTCAAGCACAAGGAAACAAATGGGCAGTAGTTTCTGTTCCTAATGGTGCATCTGGTGCTAAGAAGGCTATCCAGAGAAACCTTGAGTTCTTCACAGGATTTGAAGAGGTCATCTTTATGTTCGACATGGATGAAGCAGGTCAAGCAGCTACAAAGGATTGTGTCGAGCTGTTTGAAGCAGGGAAGGCTAAGGTAGCAGTACTATCACGCAAAGATCCTAATGAATTACTACAAGCAGGACTAGAAGCAGAGATCATTACCGCTATATGGAATGCTAAAGCTTATAGACCCGATGGAATACTTTCAGGTAACGATCTATGGGAGATGGTATCTACTATCATAGAAGTAAACTCAGTTCCCTACCCTTGGGATGCACTCAATGACAAAACCTTAGGAGCTAGAAGAGGAGAGCTAGTAACTATTACAGCAGGGTCGGGTATAGGTAAGTCAGCAGTAGTCAGAGAGATCGCTCACCATCTACTAACCAGAGGTGAAACGGTAGGTATGTTAATGCTTGAAGAGAATCCTAAACGTACAGCCTTAGGTCTGATGGGGATTGAAATGAACAGACCCCTACACTTATTAGATAGGAGCACTATTGATGAAACATTATTTAAGAGTAGTTACGACAGCGTTATTGCTAACGATAGGTTATATCTCTACGACCACTTTGGCTCTTCAGATGTGGACAACCTCGTATCACGAATCCGCTATCTTAGTAGGGGCTGCGGCTGTAGTTGGGTTATTCTTGACCACCTTAGTATTGTAGTCTCAGGGTTAGGTGATGGTGATGAAAGGAAACTTATAGATAGAACCATGACTATGCTGAGGACTCTTGTGGAAGAGACAGGTATCGGCTTGTTTGTTGTGTCGCACCTAAAGAGACCTGAGGGTAAAGGTCATGAAGAAGGTGCTAAGACTTCCCTTTCTCAACTGCGTGGATCACACGCTATTGCTCAACTTTCTGACATGGTTATCTCTATGGAGAGAGACCAACAGTCTGATAACCCTAACTTAACAACCTTAAGAGTACTAAAGAATCGCTTCAGTGGAGACACTGGAGAAGCTGGTTATCTTTTATATGATAAAGAAACTGGAAGATTAACTGAGACAACTATGGACTTTGACATTAACGAGGACTTTGCATGATGACACAACTAGAAACTTTAAAGAACCACTTCAGGACAGCCAATAGTATCTCCCAGCGTGAAGCTATTATAGACTATTCAATCCAGAGTTTAACACGATGTGTTACTTCTTTGAGAAGACAGGGTATGGCTATCCATACAGTATGGAAGAAGCATCCCATAACAGGGCAGAGGTACTGTAGGTATTTCTTGGATGCCCCTTTCTAATGAGTAAAGAAAGAGAGTTACTAGCAATGGCGTTAATAGCATTGGAAGATGCTCATTTACACATTGATAAATTTCAAGACGAGGACGCTCGCTTATCTGTAATAGAGCAGATTAAAGAACTACTCGCCCAACCTGAGCCAGACAATACTAGATATTTGCTAGATCAGGTGAGTAGACTTACAGCAGAGAATGCAATACTAAAAGAAAAATGGTCATCACCAAAACGTGAGCCTTTAAGTGATGAAACTATTAACGATATGTATAAAACTATCAAGATGGCGATGGCGACACACCCAGACAGTTATTGGGTAGGAATTAGAGATGCAGAAAAAGCACACGGTATCGGAGTGAATAATGAGTAAAGAAAGAGATTTACTGAAAAAGATTTGGGAAGATCTTGATGCTGACAGAGATAATTACAATGCGTTATGTGAGGAGATAGAAGAACTACTCGCCCAACCTGAGCAAGATGAAAAATCGAAAGTTGATTTTCAAACACTTAATGAAATGGGGTTAAAACGCTTACAAGTATCTGATACTTTAGTTCTACAAGAAAGCTGTGCTAAATCACCTACAGTAATTTTTGCTGAAGATGGGAATGTGATAGAAATTATAAAGTACAAAAAATTACTTGAAATTAGAAACTTTATTGATGAAATTTTAAATTATGCAGATACACCCCAAATAGGAGTAGATGATGGGTATAGAAAATATAGTATGTGGTTATTGTGCTTTAGCTTTGTTAAGGAGTAGATGGTGACTAGAGAGGAGTTCCATGAACTCACAGAAGAACTGTGGATGGTCTACTGGTCACACCATTGGTCTGACGGAACACCTGAAGACTTAGCACCAATGCCTCTTGATCTTAAACTCAGGGTTATCAACTGTGTTACTGAATTGTTAGCTGCTTTAGATGCAGAACTAGATTAAAACACCCTCCCCTGTTACTCCACTAGAGAGAACTTACCATGCTTATATTTGATTTGGAAACCGATGGACTTCTTAATGAAGTCACAAAGATCCACTGCTTAGTTATTAAAGATACCGAGACTGAGGAAGTCTCTAGTTATACTGGTTTGGATATACCTGTAGGACTTAAGAGATTACAAAAAGCACATACTATTATCTCAGGTCATAATGTTATTAAGTATGATCTACCCGTCATCCAGAAGTTATACCCTTGGTTTACCTATGATGACTTTACAGTCTTAGATACTTTAATCTTAGCTAGGTTGTTGAGAACCAATATCAAAGACACTGATGTGAAACTAAGGGCATCAGAGAAATTACCAAAAAAATATTATGGCTCTCACAGTTTGGCTTCTTGGGGTTATAGACTAGGTAATTATAAAGGTGATTACATAGGTGGATGGGAGACTTATAGTCAAGAGATGTTGGACTACTGCATACAGGATGTTGAAGTTACCCATACATTATTTAAATTCTTGATGAAGGATGATGTCCCACAGAAAGCTATAGCATTAGAACATCAGATAGCTTTTCTCATGGCGAAGCAAGAGAGGAATGGCTTTGTGTTCAATGAACAAGGAGCTGCTCAACTGTACACAGTACTTGCTAAACGCAGAGGTGAACTTGAGGATGACCTAAGGAATTACTTTGGATCTTGGATAGTACAGTTACCTGATTTTATACCTGCGAGAGACAACAAGACTCTTAAGTATACTAAAGGTGTACCTGTACCTAGATCTAAGACTATCCTTTTTAATCCTTCCTCAAGAGATCATATAGCCAACAGGTTAATTAATTTATATGGATGGAAACCATGTGAATTCACAGCCAGTGGTAAGGCTCAGGTTGACGAGATAATACTTAGCAAACTGACCTACCCACCATGTGAATTAATCACTGAGTATCTTCTGGTAGCTAAGAGAATCTCTCAGTTAGCTGAAGGTGACCAAGCTTGGATGAAGTTGTCAAAGAAGGGAAAGATACATGGCTCAGTCAACACAAACGGAGCAGTCACAGGAAGAGCCACCCATGCATATCCTAATATTTCACAAGTACCTTCAGGTGGATCTATATATGGTCACGAATGTAGGGAATTATTCACAGTACCTAAAGGCTGGCGACTTGTTGGTGCAGATGCTTCTGGGCTTGAGCTGAGGTGCTTGGCACACTTCATGGCTAAGTATGATGGTGGTGCTTATGGTGAGGTTCTGCTGACTGGTGATATACATACGGAGAATCAGAAGGCAGCAGGTTTATCCACAAGACCTCAAGCTAAAACTTTTATATATGCTTTCCTTTAAATTATGGAGGAAATAAAACCGTGTGAACTCAGGGAACATCTCTCGTAGACAATCCTGAGCCAAGCTTATACTCAATTACACTCTTAATAACAAGGAGCGTAATGACTAAACCAATCTATTCTATGGGCAATAAGGAACAGTCCTTAATGACTGCTACTCCTGAAGAGTGCGATTGAGTATTTGAAGGTGCAACGACTATCCCGTAAGGGAGTACTCCCAAGTGGGGGGAAGCGCATGGCACTCATTAAGAGTGATGATATAGTCTGCTCTGCATAGTGATATGCAGCAGCCGAAAGGCGGGGGAGAACTAACGACTCTCCCTGAACATAAGGTATGGAGCTGGTGATGCAAAGATCGGAACGATTGTTAATGGAGATGCAAGTGCAGGACGGAAGCTCAAAAAGAAGTTTCTACGTTCGCTGCCAGCACTTGGACGACTCAGCGAAGCAGTTAAGAAAGCTGCTGACCGAGGCTACCTTACAGGGATTGATGGTAGAAGGTTACATGTTCGCAGTTCACACTCTGCACTGAACACTCTACTGCAATCAGCAGGTGCTTTGGTGTGTAAGAAGTGGCTGGTTATCTTAGAGGAATCCTTAGGTACTGCTGGTTTATCTCATGGATGGGATAAGGACTACACCTTCTGTGCATGGTCACATGATGAAGTACAGATAGCCTGTAGAACACAAGAGATAGCAGAGCAGGTAGCTAAGATAGCAACCGACTGTGTTCCTCTAGCAGGTAATTACTTCAACTTCAGGTGTCCTTTAGCTGGCGAATCTAAGATAGGAACTACATGGCGTGATACTCACTAAGGTACTACATCGTATCTACTTGAAACCATTGGCTGTCTCTGCTAACTACAGTAGAGAACAGTCACAATCCGTAGCTGCTTTAGCCTCTTTAGGAATGATCTCAACTATTCAAACTAGGTACACCTACAGCCGTTACTGGCGAATAACAACCCTCGGTCTAAAACTCTTAAAGGAAGATTGTATATTATGAAAATAGCTAAACAACAAGTTGAGCATGTGGATAACATGGGGTCAGACCTCTCGGTAGTTAATGCTGCCCGTGTAAGTTTTAGTAAAGAATCAAAGTGGGATTACTTACCTCCAGTTCATTGTGTATGTGAAGGTGCAGGATGTATGTTATGTGATGAAGCAGTTACTTTAAGAGACCCTGATATCCAGTTACTTAAGTACTTAGCCAAGCATAACCATTGGTCACCTTTTGCTCACACTTCTATCTCTATAAGAATTAAAGCACCCATCTTTGTTGCTAGACAGTTAGCCAAACATCAAGTTGGTTTTAGTTGGAATGAGGTGTCTAGACGTTATGTGTCGAGTGAACCTGAGTTCTTTATCCCTGATACATGGCGTAAGGCTGTCCTTAATGTGAAGCAAGGAAGCTCATTAGTAGCTATTAATGACTCTGATATTCTCCTTGAGTGTGCTAAGGAATATGCACAGGATGCTATAGATTTCTACAATGAACTCTTAGAAGCTGAAGTGTGTGCTGAACAAGCTCGTATGGTGTTACCTCAGAACATGATGACAGAGTGGATATGGACAGGAAGTCTCATAGGTTTCCATAGAGTCTGCCAGTTACGCTTGGATAGCCACACTCAGCAAGAGACCAGAGAAGTAGCACAACTTATAAATGACATATGTAAATACTTTTACCCTTTCTCATGGAGAGCTTTAAATGATAGTAGCGTTAATTGATGCTGACATACTTGTATATCAAGCAGCAACTCTGGCTGAGAAGCCCGTTGATTGGGGAGATGGATTATGGACACTCCATGCATGGGAGGATGACGCTAAAAGTATCTTTGAATCTTCTCTTACTAAGATTCTGGATGCAACTATCCCTGATAGATTTGTCCTAGCATTCACTGATACCCACAACTTTCGTAAAGAAGTTCTTCCTACTTATAAAAGTAATAGATCAGGTGTTCGTAGACCTATGTTGCTTAAGTTCCTCAGAGAGTATGTAAGTAATAAGTATGGCAGTCTAGTGGTGGATGGTCTTGAAGGTGATGATGTTCTAGGTATATGGGCAACAGATCCCATAGATAGGGATGAATACCTAGTATGTACCATTGATAAAGATCTTAGGACTGTACCTGCCTTACATTATAACTTTGGGAAAGAAGAATTCTTTAAAGTAAGTCAAGAGGAAGCTGACTATTACCACATGATACAAACCTTAACAGGTGATACAACTGACGGCTATAAAGGATGCCAAGGTGTAGGCATTAAGACTGCTGAGAAGATCCTTGAGGGTAAAGAG